AGATCACGCTTACCAATGCGGCGGCGGGCGGGGCGCCAAGCCTGAGCGCAACGGGCGCTGACACAAACATTAGCCTGAACCTTGTGGCCAAGGGGACGGGCGTGGTGCAGGCTGGTGGCATCCCGGTGGCGACGACCACGGGCGCCCAAACTCTGACCAATAAGACCTTGACGGCGCCGGTTATCAGCACGATCAGCAACACGGGCACGCTGACCCTGCCGAGTTCAACAGATACGCTTGTGGGGCGCGCGACAACCGACACGCTCACCAATAAGACCCTGACCGCGCCGGTAATGACTACGCCTTCCCTTGGAACGCCGGCAAGCGGCGTCTTGACCAATTGCACGGGCTTGCCGATTGCAACGGGCGTGAGTGGCCTTGCGGCGCTTGTGGCGACTTTCCTTACCACGCCTTCGAGCGCCAATTTGGCGGCTGCGCTTACCGATGAAACGGGCAGCGGCGTTGCAGTGTTTGGCACCGCGCCGACTATTACCGGCTTGCGCCGCGCCGCGCCTGTCACCAAGACGGCAGATTTCACGCTTGGCGATGCGGAAGATTACATCATCAATAACAAGCCTGCCGCCGCTTGCGTGGTGACATTGCCGGCACCTGCCAGTTACCCGGGCCGCGTGGTGGTCATGAAAACCATTCAAGCCTTTGCCATCAACAGCGCTTCGTCAAACGTGGTTCCGCTTGCGGGCGGTGCGGCGGGCACGGCTATCGTATCGGGCACGGCGGGGAATTGGGCCGAGCTTGTAAGCGACGGTTCTAATTGGATCATCATGAAGGCGTAAGGAATAAGACATGACCATTCGCGCACCATTCTACCCTGCTCGTGGCGCTAATCAGGTGGTGACGCCTGGCGCTGCATCGGCAGAAGTGACCGTTGACCCAAAGGCCAAAAGCGTGCGCCTTGTGAACAGTGGCGCCAATATCTGCCATGTGCGGATTGGCATTGGCACGCAAACTGCGACAACCGCCGATACGCCATTGCGGTCTGGTTCTGAAATTGTCGTCTCAAAGGGCGAAGGCGAAGGCAATGTGGCGCATATCAGCGCCGCCGGCACTACGCTGCACATTCAGCCCGGCGAAGGTGGGGTTTGAGTGCAAATTCCGATTCTGACCGGCGTTTATACAGATAGCAGCCCGGATTTCCGGACGGCTTACCCGGTCAATATGGTGCCGGTGCCCATGCCGCAGGGGATTTCCAATGTCTATTTGCGTCCGGCTGAGGGGCTTATCAGTCAAGGCACGGGGCCGGGCGTGGATCGTGCCGGGATTGAGTGGCGCGGGCAGTGCTATCGCGTCATGGGTTCCCGGCTGGTGCGGATTGCCGCCGATGGCACTCTGACCGATATTGGCGAGGTGGGCATAAGTGCCAAGCTGGCAACCTTTGATTATTCCTTTGACTATCTGGCCATTGCATCAGCCGGGCGCCTGTATCTCTACAATGGAGCCGCGCTTCAACAGGTGACGGATACCGATATTGGCACGGTTTTGGACGTCGTTTGGGTGGACGGCTATTTCATGACCACGGACGGAGAATTTCTGGTGGTGACGGAATTGGGCAATCCATTTGCGGTTGATCCCCTGAAATATGGAAGCGCCGAGGCTGATCCAGATCCAGTTGTGGCGCTGCTGAAACTGCGAAACGAAGTCTATGCCTTAAACCGCCACACGATCGAGGCGTTCGACAACGTGGGGGGCGATAATTTTCCCTTCGCGCGCATTGAAAGCGCGCAAATTCAGAAAGGATGCGTCGGCACCCGCGCCTGTTGCGTGTTTCAGGAAACCATTGCCTTCCTTGGTTCGGGCCGGAATGAGGCGCCTGGCATTTACCTGGGCACCAATTCAGTCGCGCGGAAGATCAGCACGGCAGAGATTGACCGCGTTCTTGCCGGATATTCAGAAACACAACTTGCGGAGGTTTTGCTTGAAGCGAGGAATGACCGCGCGCATCAATACCTTTACGTTCATCTTCCAGATCAGACGCTTGCATTTGACGCGGCGGCTACGGAAGCGCTGCAACAGCCGGCATGGTTCATCCTGACATCTTCGGTGGAAGGCTTGGCCCAATACCGGGCGCGCAACTTCGTGTGGTGCTATGACAAATGGCTTTGCGGTGATCCTAGCAGTAATGGCTACGGATACCTTACCACAGACCGCGCCGATCATTACGGCGCCAAGGTTCGGTGGCAGTTTCAAACCGCGATCCTTTACAACGAAAGCCGGGGAGCGGTGGTGCATAGCCTGGAGCTTGTTTGCTTGCCCGGCTATGCCGTGTTCGGCGTTGATCCGGTTGTGACCACTTCCTATAGCGTTGACGGGCAGAATTGGAGCCAAGACCGGCGCTTGTCCCTGAATGGCTTTGGCGCCTTGAATAAGCGCGCTGTATGGCATCAACAGGGCATGATGCGGAATTGGCGCATTCAGCGCTTTCAGGGCACCAGTGACGCGCGCTTGCCCGTGGCGCGGCTAGAAGCAAGCCTGGAGCCGCTTGCGGTATGACGCGCATTCGCCTTAACCGCGTGCAGCTTGCGGCCTTCCTGCCGGATGATGACAGTATCCGGAAGATGGAGGCGCTATTCGCGCAAGCGACGGACCTGACGCCGGCAGAAATTGCCGCTTTGACGCTTGCCATTCAGGAAGCATCGCTTGACGCGGGCACGGCGGACGCCAAGGCTACGCAAGCCAATGACGCGCTTGGCCGCATTGCCGATAGCCTGGAATTGCTGGCCTATGCGCCGCCGCGCTTGCCGGTGGCGTTATCCGATGACGTGGCGCCGCCGATCACGCCGCCCAAGCGGACGCGGTTTGGTTCCTTTTATGACACCACAACCCAAACGGCAGCGGTGATCAATACAGCCTATGCGGTCACGTTTGACACGACTGACCTGAGCGAAGGCGTCTATCTTGGCAGCCCGACATCGCGCATTCTTGTGGACGAGCCGGGCGTCTATAATTTCCAGTTTTCGGCGCAGCTTGACAAGACAACCGGCGGCGTCGGGATTTTCGATTTCTGGATTAGGGTGAACGGCGTTGACATTGCCAATTCTGCCGGGCGAGTGCGGATACAGGGCAACAATGCTGAATTGATTACGGCTTGGAATTTCTTAACACGCATGAAGGCTGGCGACTATTTTGAGCTGATGTGGGCGGTTGATGATACCTCATGCCAGATTGCGGCATTCCCAGCCGCCGCGCCGCACCCTGGCATCCCATCGGTCATTCTGACCGTTTCCAACAACATCGGAGCTTGACCCATGGCCGTGACCGTTAAGAACATCATTCCGGCAAAGCAGGCCGAGAATACGCAAACCACGCAATACACCGCGACGGGGTGCCGCACCATTATTGACAAGTTCACCGTGACAAATACCAGCGCAGCCAATGTAACGCTTGCGGTTAATCTTGTGGCGTCCGGCGGTTCGGCTGGGGCTGCCAATCTGGTGTTAAGTGCAAAGAACATCGTCCCAGGCGAGACCTACCTTTGCCCGGAATTGGTGGGCCAGGTTTTGGAGTCGGGCGGGTTTATCAGCACCTTGGCCGGCGCCGCGACCAGCTTGACCATTCGGGCCAGCGGGCGGGAAATCACATAATGCTTGCAATCCGGGTCGGTTTGGGGATAATTGGGGCGCTGAGACATCCGGCGGCCAGCGGCCATCCTTTAAGGGGTTCCGATGTCTGAGGTTTCGCACATCCCGCACAGTGAGCGCGATTTAAGCTTTGTGGAAGGCTTGCTTTTAAGCGTTCCACAAGCTGAAGCGCCATTGGCGCATTATTTCGGGCCGGGCATCTATATCCGTGAAGTGATCCTGCCGGTTGGCTCGCTTGTGCTTGGGCATCGGCACAAGCATGAGCATCTTTGCGTGATCATCAAGGGCGCGTTTACCTTTACCGATGACAATGGCGAGGTGGTGATCAAAAGCGCGCCCATGCAATTTGTGGCGCCGCCTGGCCGAAAGCTGGCGCACGTTTTGGAGGAATGCGTTTTCTGGAACATTTACGCCACGGAAGAACGCGACATTGAAAAGCTGGAAGATATGCTTTTCGAAAAGAGCGATGTTTGGCTTGATCATCACGCGCAAAAGAGGATTGAGCAATGAGCGCGATAGCAGCGATTGCTATTGGCACTGTGGCGGTTGGCGGTTTTTCCGCTTACACACAAGCCCAAGCTGCTAAAAAGGCGGCAAACACGCAAGCGGGCGTGGCGCGCGAGGGTATGGCCGCGCAAGAAAGGCAGCTTGAAGAAATCAATGCGCTGATGAAGCCCTACGTTGACGCTGGCTATGGCGCCTTGACCGGGCTTGAACCCTACGCGGCGGCGGGGGCGCCCGCATTGCAGCGCCAACAGGCTTTGGCCGGCACGCTTGGCGCGCAAGCGCAGCAAGACGCGATTGAGCTTATCAATTCATCGCCGATCTTCCGGGCGCAGATCACCGAAGGCGAAAATGCGCTTTTGCAAAACGCATCGGCAACGGGCGGCTTGCGTGGCGGCAATGTGCAGGCGGCGTTGGCGCGGTTTCGGCCGGCGATGCTGAATGCCGAGATTGAGCGCCAATATGGCCGGCTTGGCGGATTGACCCAGCTTGGCGCGCAGACTGAATTGAACGTGGCGCAGCTTGGCCAGGCCGGCGCGGCCAAGCAGGCGGCGGCAGGCTTGCAGACGGCGGCGAATATCGGGAACCTTGGCGGGCAAATGGGCGCGGCACAGGCGGGCGGCATTTTGGGGCAGGCGGGCGCTTATGGCAATTTCTTGAGCGGCGCCATCCCGCAAGCGGCGGGCACGGCGTTCATGCTGAATAAGTCCAATTTGTTCGGCGGCGGGCAATCGCCAACTCAAACATCAATGATGTTTGGAAGGTCTAGCATGGAAGCAACCTCGCCAGAGGTTAGCAATCTTATCATGTTTGGCACTCCTACAGGATTTAGATCATGAGCCAATCCATTCAGCCGCCAAATTATCTGGCCAACATGCCAAACCCGCAACAGTCCTTTGTTCAAGGATTGCAGCTTGGGCAGGGCGTTTTGGGTATTCAGCAAGAGCAACAATCGCAGGAACAGATGAGGCAGGCGCTTGGCGAATTGGCAACCAATCCTACCACGGAAAACATCACGCGCGCCATGATCCGGTTCCCTTCGCTTGCGGATAAGCTGAAGGAGCCTTTGAAGATCGTGACTGAAACGGAGCGCAACGGGCGCATTTCATCCGCGATGCCGATCTATGCCGCGTTGGCAAGTGGCAATCCTGACATTGCGCGCACTCAACTTGAGGAAGCCGCGGTAGCCGCTGAAAATTCAGGCCGCAAAGGGGAAGCCATGCGCTTTCGGACGCTTGCCGATACCGCGCGCATTAATCCCAATATGGCGATGCTCGAAATCGGCGGCGTGCTTGCTGCGAACATGGGGCCGGATAAGTTCTTCGAGACTTTCAAAGGCGTTTCGACGTTGCCTAGCACTGTTCGGGAAGCGGGGGCGACTGCGGCCACGGCAGAGACAACGGCAGGGTTTGCGCCGCAAACTCAACAGGCCGCGCTTGCCAAGATTTACGGCGATCTTGACAACGCATCGCAGCGCCTTGGATTGGACGCCGAAAAGGCGCGCACTGATGCATCGTTGAGATATGAAGAGTTGCGCGCGAAAGGTGGCCAGCTTTCTGCTGATGGGGAAAAACGATTAAATGATGCGGTCGTTGCTGCAACCGTAGGCGGTCAGCAGGCTGATAGAATGAGTGCACTTGCTTCAAATATTGAGCAACGCATCAGGACATCGGGCGTTCAAGCGCGTGGAAATGAATTGATCAATCAAGTTCTAGGCACGCAAGATGAAGTTTCTTTGATCCGTCGAGAGTATTTGAGGCTTCGTAATTCTGAAGTTGTGCGAGCCCTTCCGCCCGGTGCTGCTTCTGATCGCGACATTCAGATTTTCACGCAAGGTTTTCTTGATGAAAATGCTTCTCCTTCTGCACTTGCGGCAGGATTGCGTGGCATGGCAAAAATTGCGCGCCTTGATGCTGAAACAAAAGCTATGGAAGGCGAATGGATTGGTTCTTTTGGGCGTTTGCAAAATGCCACTAGAGGCGTCCAAATCATGGGAATTGATGTAAGGCCCGGAACCTCATTTCGTGATTTTTCCAAAGCATTTGCCGAAAGCCGCGCCACCGCCATGGCGCCACGGCAAGAAAGTGAGACCGGCGCGAGTTTGCTTAATAGGTATGGCCAATAACCATGTCGGAAACGCGCCAGTCCCCGCCAAACGATTTCCGCGATCCGTTTTGGCAAAATTTGATTGACCAAGAGGCATCTAATTGGCCCAATGTCCCGCGTGAATTGGTGTCAAACATTATCTTGCGTGGCGAGAGAACGCCGAATGACAGAATTGGACGTGATGGTGAGCGAGGCGTCGTGCAAATTTTACCACGAACGCGAGATGGCATCATAAAGCAAACAGGACGCGATCCGTGGCTTACGCCTGAAAATCAAATTTTTGGCGCGTTTTTTTTGTTAGATGGAAGTTTGCGCCGCAACCAAGGCAACATTGCATCGTCGGTTTCGGAATATCAGGGCGGCACCAATCGCGCTAATTGGGGTCCAAACAACCGCGCCTATACCAATCGCGTCATGGCGAGTTTTTACAACTCAGGCCGCGAAACTGGCGAAACGCCAGCGC